AACTCATCGCGCTTCACCCGAGAGAAAAGGATTTTTTGGTGATGCGTTTCTTCATCAAGGATCAGGTTCCGATCGCTGACGTGATGGAATACATCGTCCATAAACTGGTTCCCATGGAACCCTACATCGTTTCCCGCGACGAACGGTTCTTTCTCGAGCACCAGGTACTATTCGAAGACCTCAAGGAAAACAACACTAAAGTGAACTACTTCAAGGAAATGTGGTCCCAGGCGGACGACGATAATAAGCAGGTCTTTTGGAATTGGTTTCAATATTTCGTGAATATTGGAAAGAAGTACCGCGCACTCCAACTCAATAAAAAGGAGTGATTCGAGTCTGGTTATACTTTGCTTGCTGACTAGCAATCAAATTTTCCCGATGAAAGGTCGAATCGTTAATGGAACTGAGTGGCGAGTAAGCGAAGATATCACGAGTCTGATGAACGAGGTTATAATGAGGCTTTTCCGAGGTCATGGGATCCGTGTACGCGTACGGTACGGTCATGCTCGGAAGGTCAAAGGTGGGACGATAGAAGGCCGACTTGATGGAGTTGTCAATGTAGTAGGTGATTTGACCGTTGTTGACGTTGTGTGGCGTATAGTTGTCCAAAAGAGGCGAATCGTAGATGCGACAGAGCGGGAGCGACCCGGACGTCGATGGGCGATCGAGTTTGGTCCAAATGTTCCGGACGGGATCGCGAACCTTTGGGTTGTACGATTGGACATTTCCCTCCTTGTCCCACACGTAGTCTTGGACTTCCATCAATCCGTTATGGTTCAGGACCTGGTCGCGAAATGGATACGAGTACTTGCAATGCATTTATTTGTGATCTGGTTTTTTGTTTTTTGTCGTTATTTCTCGACGCACAGACTGCAGTTGGCAAACGAGGCGGGGATTTCCTTAATGTACGTTTCGAGCATGACAAATAAAAACGCATTTACGGGAAGGTAAAACGGCATGGTGTCGGGTTGAATCATCTGGTTTTCAGCCCCTCGAATCAAATACTTGCGGTCGATCATGACTTGAATTCGTGGTTTCATTTCACGGATGAATTCTATAGACTTGAGTTTGATGATTCGGTTCTTCGAGTCGAAGACCATGAGATCGGTACGATTCGAAAAGCGGTAGCCATCGCTTTTCATGGCCAAAACCAGAACGAGCAGATTGACGATCTGGGTAAGTGTCGCTCCGGTTTTCTTGGTGTTCCAGTCGTTGACCATTTTATAAAACACGCACAAAATCGCTTTGGCACGTGCGTTGGAAGTCTCATTGTGAAAGCAGCGTTCCAGCATCTCTCGGACGTACTTCTCGGACGCGTTCCGGGTACAGTCGGTCCACTCTTGCTGCAACTGCGTGGTCGGTTTTGGTTTCTGGTCAAAGTATTGTTCCAAAAGAAGGTAGTCAACGGGCGAGAACAATAGAGGAACGGGAAGGGACATTGTCGGTTGAGGTGGTCTGTAGTTTTTCCAGAGCCATCCGACGCTCACGGTAGCCATCGTAAGCAGAACCCACACAAAGACTACAGAGAAGATATCCATTGTTTTTATTTATAACCTTTTTTCTTGATTGGGTTCGTTTTATTGGCATACTGACGCGCCGTCGAAAAAGGACAGCGGCTTTTTTAAGAGGTTTACGGACACGGTGATTGCCTCGTATCGACTGGCGGCAAGCTGGTCACTTCCGTTGATATTGATCTTATACATGTACCCGCCGTACTTCCAGATTCGGCGTATTCCGGTATCCGCGCCGCGTGCGTTATACAGTATTTTTTCTTGATGCTTCGCTTCAAGCGGGTCGTCTGCTTCGCATGGCTCTTCGTCTTCGAAGCGACATACGGTAATTGGAGCAGAGGGACGAGTAGACTGGCATTTTCCATTCAAGCAATAGATATACCGACCGTTTTCATATTTACGGATCCAGTCGGTATTATCGCCATCGGTCAAGTACATTTCCGTGGGCTTTCTTTTTTCCCATGCGGAGAGGTCTTGTTGACAAAAGTCATCCATCTGGTCTGCGAGGGTTCTAGTCGCGGATGGGGATCGTCGTTGCCATCGGAAATAGATATAGATGAACAATGTCAAAACAATGAAAGCAAAAATATACCTTCCATTCGGACTCATTTTTGTCCACCACGAATAAAGCGTTCGAATCGTATCTCGAATGGCTCGGAAAGCAGTAACAATGGCATGAGATGATGGGGCTGGAGCGGCGGGTTGTTGGGCTGGAGCGGGTTGCGCCACACGCCGTAGTGGTGGGGTTGGAGCGGGTTGTCTGGGTGGTATAGGCGGAGGAGGAGTTTTAGCTCGTTTGATATATATAAACCGTGCCTCTTCAGGAGTAAGAGGACGCGAAGGGAGAATGAAGGTGGTAGTATTGGCCTTGGAATCCATCGTCTCGCGGATTAAAGGAAGAACTTTAGTGTACGCCACCCAGACCAGTATACCAACGAGGATGAGTTGTATAGCTTGCATATTATCGATGGTGATGGACATTCGGTTCTATTTATTGTACGATCCGTTAAAAATTTTCATCGTGCGGACATGGTCTTTTCAGTCATTTCATCAAAAATGGACGTCTTTGACAACTACCCAATTGAAACCTTGAAACTTCTTCTCCTCAAGAAACTCGCGGAAGAACTGTCCGGCAATACAGAACTGTCCGGCAATACAGACATATTTGACGCGCTTGCCGTGAAAGCGCTACAGGATCTCCTTATTCGAAAGCTCGTGGAACGGTACGCGCGTACTCGTCTGGAACAGGGGGCGTCGCTACATGTCGATGAACTCTTTCACCATGGACACGTATCCAAGGATATGGATCTCGCATGGGTCGTGCGCGAGTTTCCCAAACGCGTGCGTGAAACCGCTCAGATCGTTTTTCATTATTCCGCCTGATAACGAATACACGATTTATTCGAATACACGATTCATTCTACGTCATTCATATGGAATTTTTCCATAAGCTCCCGTTCGTCATCGCTGAGGTCTTCCGGTTGAAGTCCCGACTCGATCGCCTTTTTGAGTTGAATGTATCGCATGCGCTCTACGATTTCGGCGTCGATCAAGGGTTCGTCCTTGGCCTCGGACGCCAATCGCGGTTGATACTTGTCCATGTCGATGGACCCGTAGAATTTTTCTCCCATTCGTTTGAGGTCGGCTTTCTGGTCATCGTCCATAAGGGTTCCAATACTTTCGCGAAGATCGCTGAAAAAATCGTTCATCATTTTATTCAAGTGGGCGATGGTGTTTAAAGTAATCGTGGATATCGGCGTACGTCAGAGTCGATTCGTGTCGTCGATGCTGGAACACCTGTCGAATCAGTTCTTCGACGAACACGCGAAGCAACCGTAGACCTTTGATCGAGACTTGTACTGACGAAGGAAAGTTCACAAACGTAATGAGCGCGGTAGAGGGACAACGTGAAATGAAAAAGATCCGATGTCGGTGCAAAACCGTCGAAAACACTGGATCGCGCTCCACGGCTCGTTCCAGATCGCTTACGGTGAGTTGAAACATGGGCTTGAACGCGGCGTGAATCACGGTACTCTCGATGAGCTCGAAACAGAAAAACTCGACGATGCGATGAATCCGTTGGATGCTCGTCTCATGCAGCGTGAATCGATAGCGCTGAATAATGCGTTGGAGGTGGAGATGATAAGTGGGTGATTTTTCAGCGATGGCCAACCAATCGTGTGGAAAGGTGTTTTGTAGGGCTAACGTCATACGGGACTCCTCTGTAATGGAGTGCGTATTTTTCACCGAGGCGTTGCAGAGTGACCAATGGGTGACCAAGACAAAATTGTCGAGGATGGATTTCGTGAGGTGCGTCGAGATATGGTACAGGTGCGTTTCGAACGGGGCGCTGGGGTAGTCGATAAAATCCGAGGTCAACGGAAGGATGCGTTCCTTAACTACGGATACGATAAGGTCATTCATTTAAAAAAATAGCGTTCATTTTTTAAACTAATGTACGTACAAATCGATCCAGCGTTACTGGAGGAGTTGAAGCCAGCCGGATGTGAGATGGAGTCCGACGTGGGAACCGAATTAATCGAGCACGTTTCACGTGAGATCGACACCGTGATGCAGATGATGACCGAAATCGGCGAGAACAACAAACTCACCGCCTCGGATCTTCGTCTCATTCTATCCCTCCGAGGATTCAACTTTTGCGGTTGAACCGTCTACCGCATTCCCTCCTCCTATGGCAGCGGCTGCAGCCGCTTTACGGGATGACTGCGAGGGTTTACGTTCCAATTGGGATTGGATCTGTTCGACGCGCTGGGAAAGTTCTGTGATGCGTCGATGGTCGTTCGTAGATTGTTCCACGATGGCTTCGAGTTCTTCTATCCGCGAAGGGAGCGTGGACCATGAGGCGAGCACGGGGGTGGATTCTTGTTGTTCGAGGTGTTCGAGACGTACATTCAGGTGATCGATACGTTTTTCGATCAAATCGATGGTTTGACGAATCAGACGTAACGACTCCTGCACGTCATTGAGAACGCGACGATTAAGGTCGGAACGGGGGCACAAAGACATGGGTTTTGATTGTACATCATGAACCGTTTAAATGTATACGGTATGCACGATTAAAATGTTTCAAGACGAGTTCTCAGTCGACATTCTTCAACTCGATCAAACTATTCAAAGTTCGTTAACGGCTTCTACGACAGCGACTGCACACTCCGATCCGGATCTCACCGTGGACGAATCGCAGTTGAGTTCGAGTTTACGGCGTCGTCTCGCGCTCGCCCGAAACCCACCCAATCCAACGGTGCATCCCGATCCGGACACAGCAAAGAATTTTTACTTTCTTGATACGATGGAGTTGATTCAAGAGTACAAGCAAACGCTCCAGACCCCGATCAAGGTGAATTTTCTCAACTCCGATCCTGATCCGATCGAGGACGCAGTCACCCCCGGTAAGCAAGAGATTGTCAGTAAATACATGGCGAGTATCAAGGGTTGCCCGTATGTGGATGACGCACGGTACGTGCGAAGCACCCCGGATTTATCCTCGACCCGGGTTCAGAAATGCGTAATGTGCCAATCCATGGAAATTACCGAGTCCACGGATTTTGCCGGAGTGATGATCTGTCTTGAATGCGGCAATCAAGAAACAACCATGAATCTGGCGAATAGCATTCGACTGAACCACAACGACTCGAAACGGGTCAATATCTGCTCCAAGTACTCGTATGATAAAAAATCACATTTTCTGAACTGCATTAATCAGTACCAAGGAAAGCACAAGTCCGGAATTGAACCGGAGGTGTTACGTCTTCTCGAAACGGAACTGGAGCGATACAATCTCATCGACCACACGAAGAAGACCCGACGAGGCAAGTACCAAAACGTTACCAAGGAGCATATTTTTCTATTCGTCAAGGAACTGAAACTGACCAAGTCCTACGGGGATGTCAATCTCATTCACCATCTCATCACTGGGAAGCCGCTGAACGATGTCAGTCACCTCACTGAAAAACTCCTACAGGACTTTGATCAGTTTGTTCAGATGCATCACAAGCAGTTCCCCAACGAGTTTGAACGAAAAAATTTCAACTATCAGCATCTACTGTACCAACTCCTGATGCGCCATAAATATCCATGTAATCCAGCAGAGTTTAACTTTCTCAAGACGGTCGATCGCAGATGCTTTCACGACGAGATCTGCCGAACGATTTTCGAGAATCTGGGTTGGAATTACTCTTCGTTGCTGTAACTCGCCGTAAATTGATATTTAAGTATATGAACCATCTAATAAATACCAAGCCAAGAACCATGGGTAAACAAGTCTTTCCCGATACGTATTCTGTCCCGGTTCGCATTGTCGCTGAGCGTCCTTCGAGTAACTCGCGTTATCGCCATTTCACGCAGACGCACTTTACGGCGGGCGATGAAGAACAATTCGAACAGCACTACCGTAAGCAGGAGTTGCGCGTCCGTGAGCATCCTACGCCTCCGGTACTGCAAATATCCCTACCAGACATCTGGTCTAAATACGAAGTCACTCCTGAAGCGGTCCGGAATACTTTCCACTATCTCTTTTTCAAGTTCAAGAAAGGCATGTTGATTCAGATTCGCGATGGACAGCTCCTGACGTTTTTACCCTTCAGTAACGCCTTTTTCGTTAATGAATGGCATGATCGTGTGGATGTCCCCGATGCCTTGCGTCCGTCGAGGACCGTTCTCCCGGTTCAGCAATGGTACGCGAACAATGGTCTGGTACGTTTCGAAGCGCCGTGCAACGAAACGGATACAGGTGCGTGTCATATGAAAAATATGTTTGAGACGTTATGCAAGGAATATGGTTCGTCTTTACCGGACGTGGATGTCTTTGTGAATCGACGGGATTTCCCCATTTTGAAGCAAGACGGGACCGAACCCTACCACCATATGTTTGATTCGGAAACCCAACCGCTCGTTTCACATGCGTATGGATGTTATGCTCCTATACTTTCGGCGTGTACCGCAGAGGGATTTGCGGATCTTCCGATTCCAACGATGGATGACTGGACACGTGTCCAGTATAAACGAGGGGTTCACTTTGCGTCAACCCGACGAACCATGGCCACTCACGATCAATTCTCAACCCCATGGAACAAGAAACGCGAATTGGCCGTATTTCGTGGGTCAAGCACGGGAATTGGGATCGATCCGCAGTCGAATGTCCGTTTGAAGCTGGTGGTCGAGTTCCAAAACCACCCCCGTTGCAACGTAGGGTTAACGGATTGGAATACGCGACCTCGAAAAATCGCGGGGGAACCGCGTATCCAAATGCCCCGAACGGACTGGGTGACATTATCGGGACCGTTGACGTTGGAAGAGCAATCGATGTACAAGTACATTATTCATGTTCCGGGTCATGTTCAAGCGTACCGATTGAGTATTGAACTCGCAATGCGATCCGTGATCCTCATGGTCCAAACCCCGTATCGGATTTGGTATGAAACAAGTCTCATCCCTTGGGTCCATTACGTTCCCGTTGCTGCGGATCTCTCGGACTTGGACGCGCAGATCACATGGTGTCTCGAACACGACGCGGAATGTCGTGCGATCGCGGAACGCGCACGCGTATTCTACGAGCAATACCTTACACGAGAGGGATGTCTAGGCTATCTGAAAGGAGTGCTTGACCAGGTGGCCCGTCAATGCGTACCGGTGCGCGCGTCCGCTCCCATGCGCCGTACAAACCGTCTCGAACAGGCGTACATTCAATACGCGGACCCCTCGCCAACGATGTATCGTCAAGAACTCCTGTTCAAAAGCGTGAACACAACGATTCACAAGGTCACGGATGCAATGGGTCAACCGTACGTGTTCAAACAGTCGTTACGTGGGATACGATTCGACCACGAGTACTTTGTGGGTCATCGATGCCTCAATCCGTTGACGCAGAAAATCCCCAATTATGTCTACACGTATGCCTTGACGCCTGCACGCGGACTCTACTTGGAATACGTTCCCGGACAGACCTTTTTTGACTACATCCGATGTCGCCAATTCCAACTCAACGAATACTACTTTATTCTTCTTCAAACCTTCTTGGCCATTGGTGTGGCCCAACGGGCCTGTTTATTCACGCATCATGATCTGTGTCCCTGGAACATCATGCTCATGAAGGTACCGCGTGAACAGACGATTGACTACTTGCTTGCGCCTCACCATGTCGTTCGTGTCTACACAACGCTGATCCCTGTCATTTTGGACTACGACAAGTCCCATGTGGTCCACGAACTACAGTGCTTTTCTCATTTTTTTGGATATCAGTCGTACCAGGATGTGCTCTGTCTCTTGGTAAGTAGCCTGTATAATGTCATCAAGCACCAACCCTTGCGTCCAGAAGAGCAGCGACAACTGATGTGGCTGTTTACGGAGTCACTGTGTGACCCATTATACTGTCCCGCTGATCAGATCCGTACCTTTGATGACGTCGCACGTTTTCTTCAACACGCGCATCGTTACGCTCATATCTCTTTCGCTCCCAAAGGAGACTTGAACAGTCGTACTGTACAGACGATTATACGAACGTTAATGGGACTCCATCAGCCCATGTTTGGACAGCAATGCGAGACCGTGACTCACCTCCAACATCGATTTCTTCGGGGTCTTCAACCGCAACGCGTTCTCGAGATGAACCAGACCGTGGATACTCTTCTTCCACCTTTGCTCGCTTTGCATTGGCGACAATGGTTTCACGCATTCTTACCCGAACCATTAGACGATCCAGAGGATCGTCCGGTGATTCGGTTCGGAACGATTACGCTCCCACACTCGATCGACTTCAAACCGGACAGTGTGCTACTCTTGACTCCTCGCTACCTGGACTTGTGGAACATGATCATCGAGATGATTTCGGACGGTGGACCGTATCGGTTGTGTTCGGAGGAGCGTTATCAACTGAATCGGTTCGTCGAAAATGATTTAAAGATCCGGGATGAAATCCTTGCGTACGCCAAGCATCTGACAAAAATTAAATTAACGAGAAATATTTTGTAATACTAATAATAAAACTAATGAAAGACTTTGTGATCACTCTAGTTGGATTAGCATTACTTTCGACCTTGGTGTTGGGTAAGGATAGCATTGTAGAGCATTTCGGTTTGAATCCCTCGTTCACCGTGTCCACTCAAAAGGAAGTCGTGATTTCCGGACCTGCCGCGGGGAGCAAAGGCGCCGCTCGGGCGATGGGGCTCGGGAAGGAGAAGACCTATCAAGGTGAGATGGTGACTGCACCCGTGAGTTTACAGGCCGTACTTTCTCCTCGTTTCGACGGAACCAATGACTACGGCGCCAGCATCCGCTACAATATGCCCGCCATGCAGAATTTGGGAGTCCCCGCCAATCCCTTGACCTATGGTCCTTCTCAAATGCTCAACGCACCGGTTATGGGTGATGCACCCAAGGGGGGTTGCAGCAAGGAAGGATACGAAGACACCGAGTCCTACGAACCCATTAGTGGCGCCGCACAGGCGATGGGATCCTCCGCCGCTCAACGGTTCGAACGGGCTCAATCCCTGGCCGACGAAGGTCTCATCAAATCGGAAAACCCCGAAATGACCCTCCAGACCGCTGACGGTCCCGTATCCGTCACCGTGTACGACCGTCTGATGTACTCCACTTCGAAATCGAGATTATACGGCCAGGGTGATCCGATTCGAGGTGACATTGGTTGCATCGTTCCCGTCAAGGATCAATGGTTCCGACCCAGTGTGCGTCCCAACGTTGATCTCCGTCCTGGTGCATTAACCATCATGGGAGGTATCGAAAACGACACCAACCGCGAGCTTCGAGCCCTACAGAACCTTACTTCTGCTGGAGTTAGTGAACGTACATCCGATGCGTACGCCAATGTGGTCGCTCCAGGTTTGGCCCAGAAGTCTATGGGAACACAAGGTGCTGCTCATTCCGATATCCAGGTCGGTGCCTTTTTCTAACTCTTCTTCGTTTCTGATTCGTTTAGCTTACCAATCAGAACGGTGCTTACATCAGTCTATTTCAGTTTTTTCTGTACCAATTTCTTTCGACTTCCCTCTTGCACAACGACGTAAACGGGAACCTTCTTCTTTTTTGGCACATACATCAGGGAAGGTGAGGATACGGATAAACTCTCAACAGAAGTCGAGGCAGCGGGGGTTTGAGAAACCCGCCAAATCAAGATGACCGTCAGCATGAAAATGACACCAATACCGACAATCTCCATTAGATTGAGCTCGATTTCTGTCGATGGAATTTTTAAATATACTTTGTCCCATTGGATCCCAGCGTCTGTTGGGGGAGGATTCATCTTTTATTCTAGAGCGAGAAAAGATGAATTGCTTTTTTACATTTCGACAATGATTTTTTTAGGTCCTTTGGTGCCTTTGGCTGAACCTGGGCTCGCTTTACCTTTGGCCTTGTTGGGTTTGGTTTTTTTGGAGGCTCGAAGGTAAGGGCTGGGTTGACTGGCTTTGGGTGTGGATTTGCGAACCAGTGCTCCTTTGCTCAGAGCAGCAGCGGAGAGTTGCTTGCTTAAGGAGACTTCGGCGGCGGAAGGGGGGCGACTACCGCTCTTCGAAACACTCATGGAAGCCATCATAGGTTCCATGTCATCATTGTCTTTACGGAGAGCAAGGTAAATGCCAAGAGCAAACAATACCAAGGCGAGTCCTAAGCCAATGGTTTCCTTCAGATCAAATTCTAACGCGGTTCCTGGTAATTTCCAGCTCCAAGTGTTCCAATCCCAGTTCTCCACCAGCTCCTCTTCATCTTCATGTCGTTTTTCGGGTTTCATATTTATTGTTACGAATGTTTTTTTTTATTTTTTCGAACGCGATTTTTTGCTCTTGGACGATTTGGATTTAGACTTGGCATTGGACGCGGCGGCGGCAACGGCAGTGGCAGCAGCAGGCGCAGCGCTGGGTGCGGGTGCGGGTGCCGGTGCGGATGGGGGTGTCATTGAGGGGACAGAAGCGGATTTCGAAGACTCTTTTGAAGCCACGGCCACCGCGGAAGTGGTAGAATCGCTACTCGAATATGTTAGGGCGAAATAAATTCCCACAGCACTGAGAATAATCAGCGCGAAAATCAGAAGCAGCACCCATATCGGAATCTCCATGTCAACGAAGGGTAACTTGAAGCCTTCGTGTACTTCTTCTTCGTCGACACTACTCACCGGGATTTTTTTCTTTTCAGCGACAATATACATTTATTAAAGGAAAAAAATCTCAACGGCTTTTCGCTTTTTTGGACTTGGTTTTACGACGACTAATCTGTTTCAAAGAAGGTAGACTACCTCCCACAGGAACGGGGATGGATGCATTGGGAGGAGGTGCTGTCACCGCTGGCGGGGTAGATGCGACAACCGGAAATTGCACTCCTTTGAACAACTCTGACGTCGCAAGGGGAGACGGAGCCGGAAGTGACGGACCTGTCTTAACGATACCATAGAGTAACCCGAGACTTCCCATCGAGAAGAGTACGATGAGGACCCATAATACCACATTTTTCCAGTTCATCTTTTAATCGTATCACATATTTTTTTTCATCAATTGGCTAAAGTTGTGCGATTTCAGCGTTGGTACAGTAGCGGTTCGATTCACGTTGGGAATCAACGGATTGGACACGTGACCTCCCATCTGAGGTTTCTGTGGCAAGTATTTATGCGTAGAAGTTGGTCGAATCGTATTTGGATTGAACAACCCTGAACCCGAGGTATTCACTTGCATTTGTCCGCGTAGAACCTCTTTCATGCGTGCCTCCTGGTACTCGTGACGCGAATGCTTTGTGGTCTGACCCTTGATATTCGAGTAGGCTTTCGCCTGTACCTTGGGATTGGCGTGATAAATGATCTTACTCTGCACGGGTACAACGTGACGATTCTGACTGGGATTCGCTGTAAAATCGTACTGCAAGGTGGTCGCGTGGACCGAATCTTTCGTATACTTTTTGTTTTCTACATGGGCCGCATGGTCAAAGTAGCGGATGTTACTAAACGCCTCGGCCGTCACGGGGGTTTGAATGTGCTGCCGCACACCGACTTCGGAGGGACGATCCCGTTTCTGAACCTTGAGAGTGGTCGCGTCGGCATGTAGCGTATCGTTTAGAATATACTGCCCGACGCCAACTTCCACGGGACGCTCGACCTTCTGTGTCTTCATTGCTTGCGTGTCGTAGTGGATTTTCGCATCGACGATATTCTGTTGAACAGGAACTTCAGACGGTTTGCGAATGGGTTGTCCTTTCGGGGCTTCGGTTTGGACCTGCAAAACATCGTTCTTGACCGAGCGATAGTCCTTGGCCGAGCCTTGACACAGGATTTTCTTCGTAAAGTCGGCGGTGTACGCCACTGGATCCACTCGAGTATTATTACGCGGTAGACGAGACAGCGGGTATAAATTGACGGGTCGTAGGATCGGTGGACGGAATGCACCATCGCGGGCCACGCGATACGGCAATTTGGCCTGTTGACCCCCCGCGCGCGGACCTTGATTGTTGTATGATACGCCGACCATGACGTTGGCCCCTCGTGGATACACTCGAATCGACTCGGCGACACGTTCCGATGACTTGTCGATCTCCTGATCCAACATCGAGGAATCGGTCACTTTATCTACTCGACGCGTCGTAATGGATCGCGGAGGATCCCGGAGGATGTTATTATTAGAACCCCAACTTTCTACGGATGGAAGGGTAGCTTTTCCGTAATTGATGATTCCTGAGTATGAGATAGGCATAGCGATCGCGATTTATCTTAGAGAATTTATTTTTAATTTTCATCCTAAGGGATTTAAAAAACTGTCTACGTACACGTAAAGGTAAAATGTCCAACGACGAATCCTCAAACTCATCTTTAAATCCCACTTCATCTCAGGAACTGACGGTCGCCGCTCACGATCTCGTCCCGTCCGCACCATTATCTCAAGACGCATTACTGCCTTTTAAGGCCATCCACGGTTTTGTCATGTCTCTCAACGAAGAATTTGGAAATATCAACAAACCCTTGCGACTGTATGCTCGTCTGATCGAGCAGACTACGTTTTCACATGAACTTCCGATCCGAAAGCACGTCCAAGGGTTCACTCAGTTTTGCGTCGAGAATCGGAATGCGATCTACGACAAATGCCACGCGGATTTTAAGGAATCAGTCATTCGCTATTCGGAACGCGTACACTTGAACATGGCCGAGCTGTTTGAACTGGCGGATGCAGATCAGCGTTCGGTCATGTGGCAGCATCTCCTCACCATTAGTGCGTTGGTGGACAGTGCTGGTCGTGCCAAGCAGATTCTCAAGGATACCACCGGCTCGTTGGCCGCGCCGTCGGAAGCCAATTTCCTAACAGACATCATCGAGAAGGTCGAGAAGAATATCAAAATCGACGCGAACTCAAGTAACCCATTTGAAGCCATTGGTCAGATTATGAGTTCGGGTGTCTTCACGGAGTTGATCGGAAGCATGAACGACAAAGTCAATTCGGGACAACTCGATCTCGGTAAAATGATGGGTGTCGTACAATCGATGGTCAGCACCATGTCCAAGGATAATCCTCAGATGGGTGAGATGTTCGACAGCCTCATGAAAACGATGGATCCAGTCAAGATGGCAGAACAGTTTGGCGGCGGCGCTCCCGCATCGAAGTGAACGAAGTGAACGAAGTGAACGAAGTGAACCAATCCATTTTTTTATCGACGAGAATAAAAATGGATTACAATGTGCTTCTCAATTGTTTTGGTCTCCTGTTTTTGACCATCTCCTCCAACTATTCCGACAAGCTCCTGTCATGCGAAATGCAAGAGACATATACCAACAACGTCTGGATTAAGCATCTGTTAACGTACCTGCTGTTGGTGTTTTTCATTGTCGCCATCGACAAAAAAGCGTACGAGGATGCCGCGCGGAAGCAGTGGATGCTCCCTCGTATCCTGCTGATTTCGTTTGTGGTGTATCTCATGTTTCTCGTCGTTACGAAGATGCAGGCGTTCTATGCGCTCTCCATTCTGTTTCTCATTGTCGTCTACATGCTTCTGGACATCGAAAAGGCCGGAAAGCAGGAAAAGGAAGAGGAGAACCGCGATACTCTCGTTCGCATACAGACGATCCAGAATTGGATCATCCGGTCCATCGTTTTGATCGCCGCATACGGATTTATCACCTACTTTTTGAAGCAACGACGCGAACACGCAAACGATTTTCGGTATTCGACGTTCTTAGTGGGCACTCGGACGTGCGCGCGTTTCGAGCGAAAGTAACCATGGACAGCAACCCCCAAAGCAGCGACGAAAGGGTTCAAGCGTGTAGTCAAATGCAAAGTACATCAGTGAGATCATTTATTGTCTCAGCAATGGATTTTCAAAAAAAAATCGTACAATAAATGGGAAACATCATACGAGCAGCTGGACCTGTACCACAGACGACCACTTCATCCTCCATCCCTCCTCCACCCGTCTTCCCATCGAATACACCGGTTTGCGTTTCCGCAGCAGGCTTTTGTCAAGATCAAACTGGAGCGTGGAAAAATGGTGTTTCGTTGGACTTTTGTGCCAAAAACCGCACCTTTGAGAATGAGTTAACCTATGTCAATCGAGATTCCGGGTATGTCTTCCTGACGAAAACCGGCCAGATAAAGTCGGGCAAGGGACAAAGAGGGACGACAAATGGAGCTTATTTTCGAGGGAACATTGTCGTTGCAAAGCTCAACGACGTGAACAATAACGCCACTCGATGCAATGACGCACGACCGGGAGACGTTTCGAAACCGTATACATCCTGTTTGGACGTAGATGAGGTGAGTAATCGAGTAGTCGCCCGTAAATGCCGAAAGTGGGGAGTGTGGGACAATACGAGCGCGCAAGCGGATCCCAAGCATACATGGGTTCTCGAATCGGTGTAATCGTACGTTTTTATTTTTTCGAAAAAAATGTAAACATTTGATTCATCTGAGAGGTTAAGAGGTTATTGAGAAGTTCATTTTGCGCGCGTAGACGAATGAGTTCCTCGTGTACGTTCGGTACCTGTGAAGGGGCAAACGCGTTGGACTCGATTGAAGACGCATCGGAAGAAGACACGTCCATCGTGAAATGATCGTGTCGGAGCGGCTCGGTTTCGGGTTCATAACTGTTCTCTCCGATGTCTCCGATGTCGGAGATAAGCTGCGGTTTGTCGGTCGCGAAATCTGAAAACGAGAGTTGAGGTTCAGGAGCGGGGTCAGCTAAAGTGGAATCCGACGCCGGTACGTCATCAACGGGTAGGCGTTGGATCGACTGCGTTTCCGGGTAGAGATGCTGCATGTGCTTTTTCAGATTCGAGGAACGAGCAAACTTTCGTGAACAAATGGAACACGCAAACGTTTTCTCTGCGGCGTCTCCCGAGGACTCATGAACCCGTTTATGCGCTGCAAGGGAGCGCTTCGACGCAAATTCTTTCATGCAGACGGGGCAGTGTACGGATTCAGGCGCAGCAGCAGGGGGGAGAGTGTCCAAGTGCAATTCTTCGATCGTGGGTTGTGGAGGTTGCGTCAGAGTAGGACTCGGGCTGGCCGAGAACATCTGATCGAGATCCCGTTCGGAAATACTCGAGTATTCGTCTTCGTTGATCGATGCGATTTCCGAGGGGTCCATTGGACGATCATTCATTGTGTGAGTACCAATTTCGTTGTCAAGCATTCTGAAAATTTTGTTCAAATGATTGCGAAATGGACTGCTCCGCTTCAGAACCAACTGCAAACCTAAAAATACCCATTCGACCGGGAACTAAAAATACTCCTGGAGCACGTGCATCCGCGTCGAAAAATAGATCTACGTATTTTCTCGAAAAATAAAAGGTAAGAGTAAAATGATTCGACGTATACTTTGGAGTGTCTGGATCGCATTCGTCCTCACTAGTGGTTGGGTGGGGTACTCTGTAAGACTTCGTCGCCAAACCCGTCAGGCCTTCGAAGACTTGGCCCGCAAAGAAGAACAAGCAGCCGAGTCGGCGGAAGAAACGCGTCGACGTGAACAGGAACGCGCGGCCGCAGAAGAAGCGCGTCAGCGCGAAGCGGACCGTCTACTCGAAGAAGCTAAACGCAAGGAAGAAGCGTCCAAACGCCAACAGGAAACTGCTCAACGAGAAGCGGAGAAAGCGCAGCAGCAACAGCGAACCTGGTGGTTTTGGGGTACGCTGCTGGGAATTACTGTCGTAGGAGTAGTTCTATATCTCTTGCAGAGGTATTTTTTTACGATTACATTCGAAGGGGGGTTAGAAGGAGGTCATCTCTTATATGAATCGCAAATGCGTCCTTCAAGCATCCCCCCTACACCGTACGTCAAAACCAGTGAGGATTGCGCAAAAGAGGCCAAACTCATAACTCAACCATGGGCGACCAACGAAGACGTGGTGCGATGGATGCGTGAGTGCGGACAGTATCGGTGGATGCGGAGATAACGTCCGCATACCCGAGCGAGTGATTCTGTTCATTTCACGTTTTTTTCTTCTTCTCTTCACACCATGTCTTCTTACTGGTGGGATTCCAGCTCAGATCGCTGTCAAGGAAGGACCCATACGGGTCATCAATGTCCCTATGGCGTTGCGAACGGTCGCTACAGATACTGCAACATTCACGGTGCACCCTCCGCTGCAGTGAATCGTTGGGACGCAAGCTCTGACCGCTGCCAGGGAAGAACCAATGCGGGACATCAGTGTCCGTATGGAGTGGCCAATGGTCGCCACAGATACTGCAATATCCACGGTGAGCCACGTCAGCAGCGTCCTCAGTGTCACACCAGACCTCGTTTTGAGGATGATGATGACGACTCCCCGTCGTGGCGACGCATCTGGTAATTTTTTTTTGATGCTTCAATAAAAAATGTCACTTCTCTGCGCACAGAGCTACCCCCCTACTATTAGCCAACCCGGGAAAGGGCAACGGGCCGCCTTTCTCAGTAATGTCCTGTGGCCTCCGCTGACGACCATCAAAATTTATTTTTTCCCGCTTCCCGACGCTCGGACATTGAGTCAGATGCGTTGGCAAACACCGATTTTACCACCACGGGATCCAACGAAAAATTATAATCCCGCGGACTTTTTAGACCCTCTGTACGAGACTATTCAAGGAAAAGTCGATCCCATTACACTGGTTCGTACCGTCGTCCAAGAACGTCTGCAACCCATCGTCGGCGTCACCTTTGCGTATACCGAGAACATCGACGAAAGTGACATCCGGATCGTATTCGGTCCACAGTACGGATGTTCCTCGATTGTCGGGAATACACGTGCGATTCGAGGTGCCCAAAAGCTCGAAGAGACGATGACGTACGGATGGTTCGATGTCGCTACAGTGTTGCATGAGTTTTGTCATGCACTCGGTATGATCCACGAACATCAGAACCCACTCGAAAACCCCATTCAGTGGAACGATGAAGCGATTTTATGCTACTTTCGCCAAACACAGGGATGGGATATCGAAAAAGTCCGTCAAAATATCATTAACGCCTATCGCCTCGATCAGACCAACGGTTCCAAATACGATGAAGACTCGATTATGATTTATTCGTTCAACAAAACGCTCCCATGTACGTTATGCGAACCATTCAACGACAGTAATCGATCCACTTGTCCTCAACGGATGCTTCCAGCGACCCTCAACGGAGCCGAAGTACGCCCGATATACAAGCTCTCGCCCACCGACATCCGTTGGCTTCAGATCATGTACCCAAAGAGTGGAAAACGAAATATGGATGAAATCCGAACCATGCTTACCGACGTGACGGACGTCCCAAACGCTCCGGGTGAAGGGGGGGAAGGAGGAACGAAACCGCTTTGGTTGAACCAGGATAATCTGGCGAATATCGGTCAATCGTTTCGGGATTTCCTCCAAAAACACGGCAAGAAAATGGTATGGATCATCGGTCTGATTGTGATCTACCTTGTGGTGAAGTCGGTGTCTGCGTCGCCATCCAATGTGGAGTAATATTTGGTTTTTATTTTTAATGTTCGTATGCGCGCAGGGCATCGGAAATCCATTCGTCAAACTGATCTGCGCGTAAATACGAGTACTGCACCCGAAGTGCATCGATGACATTGGGGAGTGAGTGCACTCGAAAAGTAAGGTATTCGATTCGCTGGGCGTCACCCGACTCACTGAGATTGACAATAAGGTCGTCTTTGTTCCGAGCGACATTGAGCCACTGATTCAAGTGTTCGAAAAAGCGCTGTTGGAATTGCTCGCGTTCATGAGCGACGTCAAACATCGACTCGTCGTAGACGATGGATTGGTAGACATTGAGGATGCGATTGTAATACCCCGTGGTGCACATCCACTCGTCATTGGGCTCGTCGAGAACGACGGACGATTCGATGTCTTGGATCAGCATGTGTCGCAGATCTTCAGTAAGAGCCCTCCATATCCGTTGGAGCAGTTCCTCCAACGTACACGACCATTGAGCCGTTCCCAACTGACTTTTATCGTTCAAGATTCGCTCATGAAACAAACGTTCGTTGTAGTTATGTTCGACCAGGAACTCCACGATTTCATCGGTTGCACAACGTTCCAAGTGAGTTGCGGTCAAGATCGCTTTGAGTGCTTGGGCACGTGGAACGAAGAGATGGACGTTCTCCCGATGCGCGTACAGCTCCTTGTAGGTGACCGGATCGAGCAAGCGCAAGAAGGACTTGGCTGTCCGAATCATCTCCTCCGAGGATCCCAGATATTGAATGATAAAATCCGCGCAGTTGGCACGGTACTTGTACTCCAAATCAAGGTCTTCCATTCGTTCCAGAAACCACTTGGCGTGGGCTTCAGTGGGTCGATTCATCAACCGTGACCAGTTTTTCATGATTTGGATTTGAACGTCGACTGAAGCATGGGTGAATAAGACCGCATAGGCGTGTCGCTTCAAATGGGGATTCGTGAACATTTCGATACAGCCAATGCGCTCCTGGAAATCGGTGATACGGGTCAAGAGGTACAACACCGCAGGTCCCAGATCACACGTCTCCGCGATACGGATCCTACGACGCAGACACGCGCTGCGTTGGAGGATCAGCGTTTGGAGGTACTGTAAGGCGGTAAATGTGGGATGGATATTATACATCGAGCAAATGCATTCGAGGACATTGTCGACTTCGTGTGTCTGGAGTTGCTTCAAATGTTCCAGACGCATATGCAAAGGGATACTGAGATCAAGACAGATTTGACTATGGTCCATCGAGTCTGGATTTATTCATACAGCAGGGTTCGTTTTAAAACACCACGCCATCCAAGTCAAAATGGAATTACAGACGCTTCTGATCGTGATTCTGTTATGTTGGATCGTCATCTCCCCGTCGGTCGAGATGATTGTCCAGGACCAATTGGGATTACGGACCTACGCGTTCACAGCCCGTTGTTTTTGGGTAATCGGCTTTCAGATCGGGATGCTCACCCTTCCTCTTCCGGCATCCATCCGCTTTGTACTCATGTCGACGACCCTCCTGTATTACCTCAAGACGCTTTTGTTCCCCGTCCATGTCTTAATCGAATGGTTTCGAAACGGACCACACGTTTCCCAACGGGTCTTTGCGGCGCGCATGCGAAAGTGTTTTCGTGCCCATTTTCGTCTTCATCATAATCTCGCCACACTCGGCGTCACACCGCATCTCATTCTCGCAAACTATCCCAACGATCGACTAGAAAGCTTTGCGCCGTTCATGATCGCTCGTCCGTTCGCTTTCGTGATCAAGGCATCGGTCGACCGTTATCTCCGAATGAGCCACCGGGTTCCCTGTATCCTCGTTCCACCGGGTGGAGGTTCCTACGCGCAGATTAAAGAGGACGTACGGGCACACCTTGCCGCGGGTCGACACGTATTTGCCTACGTCAATAATCCATCGGTGATGCATACCCGCCAGGTCGACCCTCTACGGAGCGGCATGCTACGGATTGCGGCAGACCTACACGTCCCCGTCACGCCCATGGCCATTGATCAATTCGAGTCGTCCGCGGGAGGGGCGCTCGATGAGCAGTCCTTCGTCGTGGAGTTGGGAGACCCCTTTTACGTGACAGACGTCGAGGTGGACCTGAAAACGTTGCGCGAGTTTTTGCGGCGTAAGTTGCGACGCTTCCGTCAATGTAAATTGAATTATTAACGCTCGTTTAAACATTAGACGTTCCATACGAAATGTCGGTTCTTGTCAACACACGTGATCTCACACCAGAGAAACTCCAGCAGCTCGACAAGGATCTGAATCTGACGATTTCGAGCAAGAAGAGTGGATTCGGTCAGGCGTCCGTGCAAACCTTCGTTCAAGCGTACCGGATGCAGAGCCCGTTGGTTTTTCTTCCATTTGCGTATGGGGTTCGAGAAGGCTTCGCGCCCATGGTGCACCATCGACTCGCAGAGCCGTTCATGTTCACGGGAACGCTTCGCGACGAACAAAAGGTTGTCCGCGCGGAAGCACTGGACGTACTCAACCGTCAGCAATCAGTCATCATTTCCACTCATGTGGGTTTCGGGAAATCCATTCTCGCTACGTACTTTGCCTCCAAAATCCAGCTCAAAACACTAATTATCGTCAATCGATTGGTATTGATCCAACAATGGGTTCAGGTTCTCCAGCAGTTCATTGCTGCGCCAAAGGTTCACCTGATCAAACCGCATAAGATCATCGATTGGGATTGCGATTTCTTTATTGTGAACGCCATCAATCTGCCGAAAATCGGGTACATGCCCGAGATCGGATTGGTACTGGTCGACGAAATTCACTTGATCGTTTCGAAGGTGCTGTCGACGTGTTTTCAGTATTTGACTCCGCAGTATCTCATTGGGCTTTCCGCGACCCCATACCGAAACGACGGTTTGGATGTTCTGTTGGACTTGTATTTCGGAACGACTCGAATCGATCGACAACTGAAACGGGAGCACTGCGTATATCGCGTACAGACCAAATTCACGCCCACCGTTCAGAAAATGGCCAACGGAAAAGTGGACTGGAATCATATTCTGAATCAACAAGCGACCGACGAGTCACGTAATGATATGATCGTCCAGATCATCCAATCCAACGCGTTTCACTTCCTAGTGCTATGCAAACGCGTGGAACAGATCAAACTGCTTGAAAGCAAGCTGCGGCGCATTGGTATCGTCGCCGAGTGTCTGTACGGGGATAAACAACCGTCGTCCGACCCACCACAAGGCTCGAAAATCGTGTTGATCGGGACGATTCAAAAACTCGGAACGGGATTCGACGCCCCCTATCTCAACGCGCTGATCGTCGCATCAGACCTGGAAGCGTACTTTATCCAGTATTTGGGACGGGTGTTTCGGAAACGCGACGTGGTTCCCGTGGTATTCGATTTGGTCGATAATAACTCGATTTTGAAAAAGCATTTCAAAACCCGTGAGCAAACCTACCTTAAACACGGAGGGGTTATTAAAAAAGCATGAGCTTGGCCTTTTTACGACAACAGTATCCAACAGACCCGATTCATCAAGAGGAGTGGGTGAAAACCGTGGCGCGACTCCGACGATCTCAGCATCCGATGATGTGCACCATCGCATACGTCCGGTCTAGAATTGCTTCTTATAGGCATCGTCAAAACGTACCCGATGAAATTCCCAATAATCCTGACACCCAAACTTGAAGGCGTCCGGAACGGGTTTCGCCTTGTACCAGAAGACGCAGTCTTCGAGATTATTCGACGCGGTGTTGTTGTGGATGTAGAGTGCGGTGTAGTCGTTGGTGATCTGGTCCATGATGTCACAGAACGTCTTGAAATCGGGAATCACGGAAGCGTAATTTTCATAGATCGACTTGCGATACTTGAGATTGGGTTCGCGGAAAATAAAAGCTCCATCGATACAGATCCGCAATCCTGGTGGGATATCCATCGAATACTGCATCGCCATAATCAGCATCATTTTCCAATGCCGACCGTTCTTGAAGATATCCTGAAATAGAGGTGTACGGAAGATTCCCGGTTGATCCATACAATCGTCGAGAATCAGGACACTCCACGGGTTGGGAAGAATCTGACGGGCCAGTCGTTGGCGACGCTTGAAATTCTGGATGACGGTCTGGTCCATCTGCTCGTAGATAAAGGTATCGGGAAACATGCTCCCGTAAAAATGATTACTATCTTCGGTTCCATTGATGACCAAACCGGTCGGAAAAATATGCTTTTTACTGTACAATAAATCCCGAATCAAGTAGGACTTTCCGGATTTCGGTTTTCCAATGATGACGATCTTTGAACCTCCCTGATCGAAGTCGTTCATTGTACTCGTATTGGGTGCAATGAGCTCCAAGTCGAGTTCTTTCAAATGTAGCTCTTTGACAGACATGTCTTTTTTGGGGGGGTTTGCTTGTTTAATTAGGTTTAAAGACCCAGGGGTAAGATATAAATCGCCAGCATGGACTCGTTTGCGTCCTTTATCGCGAATCTAATTTCATCTAGTGCATTAGATTCCCATCATCGTTCGATCCTCACGGACCCACTGAGTCTCGACATTTATCGAAAAGCCTTCACGCACATGTCCTATGATGCGCACAACCACTACGAGGTGTACGAGCAACTCGGAGACATTACGGTCAACAAATTTTTGGTCTGGTATTTTCACTATCGTCTGGCCCGTATCGGGGGTATGTTCCACTCGACCTTGGGTGTGAAAATCGTCGCTCGTCTGCGAATCAAATACGGTTCGAAGCAGCATCTGGCCGATATCGCCGATGGACTCGGGTTTTGGGATCATATCCGCTTGACGGAAACAGTCTCACAGGGAAAACGCATGTCGATTCTCGAAGACGTGTTTGAGGCGTTCATCGGAGCAACCGAGTACCTGATTGACACGCGCATCACGGTTGGACTTGGATATGTGGCATGCTATCGTATCCTCAAAAACCTCTTTGATCCCATGTTGATCGATATCAGTTATGAGCAACTGTTTGACGCGAAGACTCGTTTAAAGGAGCTGTTCGATCTACATCGCGAATCCTTAGGGGCTCTGCAGTACGAATATGAAAAACTCGCCAATGGTCAGTCCAAGGTTCAGGTGTTACGGGTGGCTCCCGATCAAGAACGGCACTTGCTGAGCGCGGCGATCCATCCCATCAACAAGGCACTGGCGGAACAGCAGGCGTCCGAGGACGCCCTCGGCGCGTTGGCTAGACAAGGCTTCGTACGTGAGATTCCAACCGAATATCGGTTAATGCTCAAAGGAATTACGACGACGGTTTGACGAGTGCGCTGTGCAAGAACGATTCAATGTGATCCGAGGTGAGGTGTTCGACTAGGGGAAGGAAATGATACGTGGCGAACTCCTTGAGTTCTTCCATTGCACTTACAATAAATTCCGGATCAAGAGAACGGTACACGATTGGTGGTGGTTCGATTTTCGATTCGTCCACCTTTGGGGATTCGTAGGTAATGTTATCATCGTTCTGCACCAAGTTTCGTTTGGAAGACATTTATTTTTAGTTCGAAACGAAACCATTTAAAATGGACGATTTTGCACGGTGTCGCGGAACGAGGCTTGATCGGTCCACGTGCGACTTTGATTGTAGCCACATTTCTCCATACGATAAGGAGGGTTAGCGGGACCACAGCCACAATCGGGTTGTTGTTCCGGTGACTCTTCGGGGAGCTGAGTAATATCAGGAAGTGGTGGGGATCTTTCGGCGGCCATTTGACGAGGGGCGGTGTATCGTTCCATACTAGGGATCATCGATCCGTTCTGCACGGGTCCGGAGAACGCACGATGTGCTTCCCAGGTGGGGCTTTGGTTGTATCCACAGCTCTCCATGCGATAGGGACGATTCATCGGACTACAGTTGCATTTGGCCTCGCTGTCCACATCGGCGTACGATTCGCCCATTTCAAATCCCTCGCGACTCACGGTCGGCTCATATTCTCCACCGTCGAACCCTTCACGACTTACGGTGGGTTCGTACTCCCCGCCGTCAAATTTTTCCTTGGTGGACGCTTTCGCTGGGGCGTTCGCGGCGGCAACCGGTACCATGACGGGGACAGGAACGAATTGGACAGCTCCTTCGAACATGGAATTGACATTCATGTAGCGTTGGCAGGGAAGACGACAAGGCATGGAATATAGCGTTTGGTAACTCATTTTTCCTTTATTAACTATCACTTTTTTTTCTTAATTTTTCGATGCGCTGCAAATCCTTCATGTGTTTCAAATGGAGTTTGACGAATTCGTGCAGAATATGCTGCAGCTCAGGTGGAAAGTTATTGAGGTCAAATGTCAACTCGTGATTCACAAAGTGACCTCCAAAGGGCAAGATCTCCGGGACCGTATGGGCATGATTCAGATCGTAGTATCGAATCAGCGCGTAGACTTTATTTTTCCCGTCTTGGTCAAGGCTATGGATCGATTTGATCAGCTTGGATTTGTCGACGTCGGTCTGGGAATTGGACGCCATTTGGATGAGCGTGTCGTACAACGGAAACGAGGATGCGGAAGCGGTAGACATAATTATATCTAGGGTAGGTTAGGTATTATATCACTTTAAGGACCAATTTTTTATCCAAAAAACGGTCTGTCGTTTGCACATCTTGGGAGACCCGGACTTAGAGATTCCACAAATCGACGGAGCTACGTTGCAATGCAGTATACCATGAACCCATTCGATTGAGTTTGATATAGAATCCATCATAAAGAAAAAGTACCTTCCGATCTGAAAATTTAGAGTCGAGCACATGCATCGTCCGATGTGCACCAGTTAAGGCCATTTGATCGGATGGGGTGCGGAAACGGGTACGATCGAGCTGCTTTTTGTACTCGCGGTTCTCGAGAAAGTTCAACCACGTATCCCAAAATGGATCATTGGGTGCCGCACCCACAATTCCGGTATCGACAAGATGACTGTGGAAAGCGAAGACATTCTCGAACGGGATCAGTAAAGCAGTCAGATCGTACTCCAATTGAACCCCCATATCCAAATAAAGACCTCCGTGCGCACGGATTATGTTCAACCGGAGAATATCATTCGCATTTGCGTATCGTCCATCCTCTAAAAAGGCTTGGTAAATGAATCGCGCAAGAGGAATATCATGTGTTGGTTGAACTTCACGAATCTCCATTTCAGGGCAGAATTTTCGTAGAAACGCTACCGTTTCCGGGATATTACTGACTCGATTGGTCCAGAAAATGAAGCGCCACGTGTGGTAGCTTTGACGTAAGATCTGATACGTTTGATACGTAATTCGAAGTTGCTTCTGTGGGATTTCTCGATCCCGGGTCAGCCACGATTTGTGTAGGATCCGAGGAATTTTGGGCTCCATGGCGATCTCTCGTGGGAAGGAATCGGTGGTCAACATGTTTTCAAATGTTTCTTCGAGCTTTTTCCGATTTCTACGAATCGTCTCGATGGGCAATTTATCGACTTGGGCAAAGTATTTCGTGAATCGGATACCCCACGAATCCTTCATTGAGGAATAAAATTGACGTTCCACGATTCGTCGAGTGAACATATACTCTTCCGGTCGGACTGGATTACTGCGTACAGAAGGCTGACCAAGTGAACCGTTCACCCAACTGGCCGAGTGATGGGGTTCGATCAGACCGGCATGTTTGTCGATCGGCAGAAACATCTCGTCGGATGGTAAAAAGTTGTCCATGCACCAGGTCCAACCCGCGAGCGAACTCCAGGATACCATATGATGGGGTAACTGCAGTTGTCGAATCGAAGGATCTCGGAATCGCCAAAGGTTGTCGAGTAGATTTAGAAACGCGTAGAAAACAAAGCTACGGGGTTTTGCTGCCATTGTGCTATTCGAGTTCACGAATCCTTCCTGGTAACTAAAGTAGTCTAACCATAACATCGATTCGACGTCAAACTTGAAAATCGTGCCGAGGTCAAAATAAATTCCACCATGGACATAGAGTAGATTGTACCGAATAATGTCCGAACAGAGGGTATATCGTTTGCGATGGTAGTAAACGTCAAAGAGATCTTTTCCATAGTCGATTACGGATTCGTTCACCAAGTCCAAGAATTCCAGCTTTCTTTTCTGGGTATTCGCGCGAATAAACTGTTGGACGTTTTCCGCATTTGCAGTGAGATTCAGGAACCACAGACAGTGCGTGAAAGTCGAGGAAAATGCGTTGAGTTGGGTGAAGAAACGATCGATTTTCTCTTTGGGGATCAAATAAGGTTGCTTCGAATCCGATATCCACACACAATGGGTCAGTCGGGGGATTTTTTGCATTTGGGGATCAATCAGAGCATATCTGAGACGATCGCGATTTTGTTCACGACGTTCAAGAATGGCTTGTAGGGATCGACTCCAAATCTTTTGATTGAGAGGTTCTAGAAAGACCTGGTAAAATGCATCGTAATGTTCTCGATTTTGGGTATAGAACAAGGGATCGTTGAGTAGCTGTTCGATGACGTCTATCCGATCGATTTTTTTCATCACAGGAGGAATATTTTGTACGTTCAGTTCGAAGGTGTCGAGCTTAATTTGTCCGTGCGAGTAACGAGGAATCTCCTCTACGGAAGGGTGTAATTGTTGATGTCGACGTTGGAACGCGTAATACATTCCGAGACTAATAAGAAGTAGCGTACACGTGACGACCATTGTCTCCGTCGTGTAGAGCCGACGTCTTCGCCTTTGCCAATACCACCATCCATTTACGGCGATCAATGAGGAGGTCAAAATAAAGGAAGATTTCATCACTTTATTTATATTCTTATTTTGGAATTTTGCGGATTATCGCAGGGAATAGTCGGAACAGTACCGATCGCAGTCCATGATCGTATAGCTATAGGGATTGGTGCGATACTCTTGGCAGCGTTTCATACAACAGGCTTTGATTTCGGGCGATTTCGCATCGAGGCATTTCTTATTGTAGAACCCATCTCGCCAGCACTCGTTTTCAAACGCGCACCCATCCTTGATGACGGCGAACATCTGGGCGCACATGGAGTAGCAACCATACGGATGAGGACTATTCCGCGTGCACATATCGATACAGCATTTGTAGGCATCATTCAGACTCTCGCCTTGCTGTGGACGACAGAGACTGAAGAAATCATTGAAACTCATTTATTCCACTTTATTTTCGTTTGGAATTCTTTTGCATGCGGCGCATCATCAGATATCCGAGCGACCCAATGGCGAACAACGAGGCCACACCCAAATGGGTCACGCGCTTGCGGTCGAATCGCTGCTGCTGCTGTGCCGCAGCCTGAACGTCTCGACTCGGAAAGGTACGGTCCTTTCCCTCTTGAGGGTAAATACTGCTCAGCCACTTTTTGTCCTGGGCCGACAAAACCACGTTGCGATAGGTGGCCTGCTTGTTATTGGTCAGGAACGCGGGGTACGAGTACAACATGATCGACTCGGGATCGTAGTCGGACCCGTTCACGATATCCATCCCGTAGCGCTTGGTGATATTCTCGCACGTGGTGTACATGTCCCATCCCTGGGTACTATTCGCCCACGCAAACACATTCTTCAAATTCCAGTCAATCCCTTTCCCGAACGGGTTCTGATGCTCATGAATCATCCCCAATGCGTGACAGAACTCGTGGATAATAGTCGCCACATCCAACCATCCAAAGTTCATCGTAGGTTCGTTTGCGGGAACTTGTTTGCTTTGGGTTCCAACCATGGACCACGCTCCTTTTCGGTTGTCCAGTGCGATACGGATGTCTCCGTCGGCCTCGACAAACTCGAGCTTCAAACCGATCAAGGGTTGGATCCGCTCACGGACCACGGTCTGAATGGCGTCGATGGGATCCATGGCACGCACTCGTTTCTCGAGCTCAATGTCCTCTGGAGGGATGACTGTTCCGGGTTTCATGTTCATGTTGACGAGATCACGGGTGTACCATTGGGGCATCAGATCCAAGGTACACTTGCCCGCGGAGCATACATAGTCCAAACCCGCGGACTTGCAGTCGTCCAATTTGGTGCACGCCTGAACGTTCTGTTCGCCGGCGGGAGCTGGTTTTCGTGTGGTCGCGGGAACGATTGCAGGCCCATCCCACTGCGGTTGTTCGCCGGGATAATTGTCCGGAAGTGGACCCATGAACGAAATTTTAATAGTGTCCCGTACACCCCATAGTGTACTCAAGAGAAACGCGGCTTGTTGATACTTGGACGCCTGTTTGGCCGTACTGGCGGTCAGCGGTTTCGACTCGAACTTTTCGACGCACACGGCCAATTGCTGAAGCTGTTTAATCTGAGCCTGCGCTGCGGCACTGGCCTTTTCCGGAGAAGTGGTACCGATATTGGCGCTGACCGCGCCCGAAGAGCCCACGTATTCCTGGTACGATTTGCACTCTTGGGCATGTTTCTCGCACGCGTAAAACTTGCGGCATTCATCGTAGGGAATAGTCTCGGGAATGTACGAGGGTTCGGTAGATGACGATGACGACGACATTAGGGATATTTTTATTAGACACAAGTTTTTTTTCATACGCACTTTCCGATACAGTCGTATCGGCCTTTTTGAAATCGGGTTTGGGTGATCTCAAACTCGATCGGATCTTGAACTTGGAAGGTCACGTTACCTGGAACTGAAGTTCGAGGAATGAATACCTTCATACAGTCCTCTACGGCGACAATGAGACCTTGGGCGTATGCCTGTTTGATCGTCCCCTGGACGCGTTGTCCCGGTTCCGGAAGAAGACACTTGACTTCAATGATACAGTCGACGATCACATTGCCATTATATGCGGACAGTTTTCGACGAAGGACTTCGACAATACGAACGACCTCGAGAATGTACCCGCATTCTTTCGTACAGGTATTCTCGTATCGCTGCCGAAACTGAGGTAGAAGCTCATGCTCTACGTTGCGTAAATCCGGAATAAATTGAATGGTTTTGGGAATGCGGCGTAGGACAAACAACATTACGATGAGATTTTGAGATTGCGATTCAGTCTGAAAATCAATTTACGCATGCGCGCGTTCGTATCCCCGTGCACGCAACTCCCCGGTCAAGAAATCGCGGATCCGTCGTTTTTCCGTGTACGGGACCTCGATGAGCGTAATACCCAGTTCGCGACACCGGAGACGTTTGAGCTCGTCGCGGTATTTCTGATTGTAAAACGCTTCCTTGCTCTTGTGGAAGAACGGAATGAACTTGTAGTGCTGCTCTCCTTGGTATTCGACGGCGAGACGGAGTGATTCGTTGTAGCAATCAAGTTCGAGGTTGAACTGCGAACCTGTTACCGGATTGAGCATAAAATCGGGCCGACATTTGGGGAAAGGACGCTGAAAGTAGTCTTCCAGCACTTGACGCACTTCGGTCTCACCACGACTGTCTCGGGCGGGTTCGCGAGGTGCACGAGCGTGGGGTATTCCGGGCGGGAGATAAAAGTAGTCCCTCGACCATGATCCGGTTGCATTCCACCGTAGAGCCGCTAAAACCAAGATACACGCGATCGACGCGATCACGAGGGCTTCGAATTGATGTTTACGAACCCACTGGATGTATTGTCCGATGGTTCGAAGAGCCTTGATCATTTATACTTGTGAGAATTATTTTTGCTGATAGCGGGCCATAAAGTAGTCGATCATGTACAAGACCATTCCGAAAGCGAGGGCTTTTATGAAGGTCAGAATGAGTCCGACGCGTCCCAGATTGGGAGCGTATCCTAAAATCAAACGATCGACCATCGAGAGCGAGAACAGGACGAAGAGAATCATGACGATTAGGTAGTGTTGAAGGGGTCGGGAAAGACGGTATCCTTCGTCGAGTAAGGGTACGATCCGCGCGTATTCCATTGGTTGAAGGGGGTCATTGGAGAGCGGGAGTTTATCGATCATTTCACTTCCATAGTGGATTTGCGCAGCAGACATTTATCCCTTTTTCAAAACACATTAAATTATTTTTCACCGATAATAAATGAATTTGAATGCAAACGGATTAAATAAGACGTTCAAGACCGGTACCGAAGCCAAAGCCCCGTATTACTACCTCACGGGAAGCTTGGACTTGTCCGGCTGTTCGCTTGGAACCTATTATTTCAACTCTGATAATGACTTTTCGTATGCCAACGATCCCATTTACCGTCGATTCATTTCGGTCGACGAGAACGTGGTGCTTAGCGAAGTCACCGTCTATTCGAATCCGCCCCTTGCGGTGGAAGGAGAGATAGACTTGTTGGTCCGAATCGGAGGGGCTGCGAATACAACCACCTCTCCCGTCGTGGTCAACTGGGCGGCCCCCGCTGGAAACGCCCCCGTACTTCCTCCCGGATACTCGGGTGCACCCCTGACCGTTGCCCAGGTCAATTCCGGTTCAGTGAACTACTACGGACATGAAGGAGGTCATTTCCCGTACTACACCGACGACTCGAGCGCTGAGGACTTGTCGGAAGGGTACCGTTTCCTCGCCATTACCCTCGAAGAGGACGAGGGGAAAGCAGTGGATGAACCCGATCAGAAGGCGCTGCTACAAGAGGGAAAGAGTCTTTCGGACCTCATTGGTCGAGCCCGTTTATCCGCTCAACCCAAACGCAAGGGCAAGGGTCCATTTCGTCAGTTTCCCTCTGGGAACAGTGTCATAAGTGAAGGACGCGTCACGGTTGTCTTGAAAGTCTATCCAAAAGATCAGTAAAAAATTATATTTTTTTTCTACGTTAATAAAATGGATTTCAGTGGATTTGGAAACAATAAAAGCTTCAAGGCGGGTGGAGACCCTTCACCGCCTTATTTCTACCTGAACGCCTCGCTGGATTTATCCGGAGCGGTGGACGGTGGAACCTATTATTTCAACCTCGACAACAACCTCGCATACGGGGTCGACCGTGATTACTCACGATTCGTACTGGTTGACGAGACCATGCTGATCAGCGAAGTGATCGCCTTTTCTGACGACGATCTCGTTCCTGTGGACGAAAATGCTACCATTGAGTTGTTGATCGGTGGAGCCGATAAACTCGACGCCGTCGAGCCATTCGTGAAAGTTCCTTGGGCCGCCCCAGCTCAGAGTGGACCCGTCCTTCCTCCCGGATTCAACGGAGATGTCGTGACACTCGATGACGTCAACAATGGAACCGTGAATTATTACGGTCACGAAGGTGGACACTTCCCCTATTTCAAGAATCAGGATGGAGACCCCGATAACTCTAAGCGTTACAAATACCTTGCTGTGACCGTCAATCCGGAATCCGTCCGTGCTCGTGTCAAGGCCGAGTCAGAAGAAGTCAAGACCCGTAAGAAACGTCTGGGAGCCCCCCTCCGTAGTTTACCCTCTGGACCCGCAGTGATCCTCTCAGGACGTCTAACCGTAATCCTGAAAATCTATCCTAAACTGCGTCCATGAGTTTTTTTCCCGTTGCGGCACGATTCGGCAAAAAAATTTGAAATAATCTTTTTACTGTAAATAAAACACATGACCGACTTAAGTGGAATAGGAAGCAATATGACGTTTACCAACGGTGTACCGCCAAAAGCACCCTACTACTATATTACTGCGCACTTGGATCTCTCTGGGACCTACTTGGGACAGAATGACTCCTTGACCTACTACTTCAACAAGGATAACAACTTGGGGTATCTT